GGGATCAAGGACGATGCGCTGATGTACCAGGAGTTTCCTCCTACGGAAGACTACGCATTCGTGATGACTGGTACGAGCTTCTTCTCAAATGCCCGGTGTACTGATGCTGCCAAGGCTTCTAAGTCTTTAACGCCGGAGTGTTTCCGTTATGCTTTTGGGGCGTTGTTCCAAGACACGGACGTTCTGCGCTCTACTGAGAAACTTGGCACGCTCAAGGTTTGGGAGCAGCCGGTAGATTCTGCCTACTACGTCATCGGTGCAGACCCTGCTTATGGGTCATCCGATTGGGCAGACCGTTTCTCTATCCAAGTCTTCCGTGTTTACGCAGATGGTCTAGAGCAGGTGGCAGAGTTTGCCACTAGCGAGATGAACACTTACCAGTTTGCGTGGGTTATTGCCCACCTTGCCGGTGCGTACAAGAACTCCACGCTTAACCTAGAGGTGAACGGGCCTGGTCAGGCAGTCATCAACGAGTTGCGTAACCTCAAGAGGATGGCGTCTGCTCAGTCTGGTGGGGCTGGCAAGAACCTGCTAGACGTATTGGGTTCTATGTCCAACTACATCTGGCGTCGCAACGATACGATGGGCGGGCTTTCTAACTCCATAGGCTTCTTGACGACTAGCCAGACAAAGGAGAGGATGCTCACCTACATGAAAGACTACTTCGAGCGTGGTCTCATGGACATCAAATCTATGGACCTTCTTGACGAGATGAAGGGCATCGTCCGAGAAGGTGGGTTTATTGGTGCGCCCGGTCGAGGCAAAGATGACCGTGTTATTGCGGCAGCGCTGGCAACCGTCGCGTGGGCAGAGCAAGTACAGCCCCGACTCATTGCGATGCGACATACCAGAAAAGTTTCCCACGACGAGGAAGTCTCTACTCCTGAGCAACTCGCAGGTGGTCGCAACGTCTCAACCTACCTAAAACGGATTGGGCTATATGGCGACCCCGGCACGACACACTGACCTCACCATCGTTGCCATCTACGGGCATAACGACGGTGCTAGCGCGATTCCCAGCCTCGTACACAGCCTGCGGGAACTACCCGGTAGCAAAGGTCTGCTGATCTCGCCGGATCGCCCTGCGACCCTGCCAGACCACATAGCGTGGAAGCAGACTGCACCGCTGGACTACTACCAGTATTCCATCTTCTGTATGTACGCCCTGCAGCACTACATCGAGACTGAATACTGCTTGGTTGTCCAAGACGATGGCTGGGTTCTCAACGGTGAGAACTTCACGGATGTCTACTACGAGTACGACTATGTGGGCGCTCCTACCCACATGGGTATAAAAGGCGAGCAAGCGTTCTTCAACTTCACCTGGCAGACAGAGACAGATGTGACCGTTGTGCAGAACGGCGGGTTCTCTCTGCGTAGCCGCAAGTTCTTGCAGGCTCCTAGCAAGCACGGCATCTTGCACAAACTCTTTAACGTCCAGCCGTATATCAACGAGGATGTACAGCTCTCAGGGCTGCTGCGCCTTCAGTTGGAGAACGTGGGCGTGAGATATGCTCCTAACCACATTGCCAAACAATTCTCGGTGGAGTACCTGGGGCCGGGTTTCCACGATGACCTAGAGTTTGATACCCTTGTCGGGCATCACGCTACGTCCAGAAAGCTGGTGGGCCACAAGCACATTTCATGCACTCTTTCACCTGAGCTTGTCCAGAAGGTCTACGGCGAGATAGAGTTCTTTATGTTCCTGAGCCGCATCGGATACAGAATTGAACACCGTAATTCCTAAACACGAACTGAAAATGTTGATGAGAAGGTTCATCAACGACCAGTCTCGTGGCATCTCGCTGGAAAAGTTTGCCGAACTGTGCGGCATGAAAAAGAGAACATTTGCAGACGTTTTCGTATACGAGAACACTAAACTCACAGAGCAGGTTCAGCGTCGCGTATCCTCCGCCTACCAGCACTGGCGCGACGGCAACGTCAGGATCATGAAGCGTCCTGACAAGACTCAATACGTTGACTATCGTAAGACACCGCAACCCGTTATCATTCCACACATGGGGATTACTCACACACCAGACGGATTTAAATTATCTATTGGGCCACGCAATCGTCACGACTATTCTTATTCCACTCTGGATGACATCTTATGAGCGTTCTACACGACTATCTTTGCTCCTCACACGGCTTGTTTGAATCCTACGAACCCGTCTGCCCTATCAAATTCTGCACCGCAGAACTCAACATGGTTTTCCTAAAGCCGGTGTCTCTCAAGTCTGACAAGACTAAGCACGCCGACAATACCCTGCGTAACCTCGCGCAAGACTTCAACATGACCGATATCAAGTCGGTCCGTGAGGGCGAGTCTCAATCCGGGATGCACCACCACCAGATCCCGGTGGAGCAGAAGAAAGAACCCCGCCCAGGCGACGCTGCAATCTGGGGCGGCGGGTTCCAGAACATCAACCTAGAAACCGCTATGGCCGGACGAGTTGCCAAGCCCGTGCGTGACGAGCCAGTCTCGATGAACCCGCACGAGACAGGCCGTCTGGTTGGCCCGAAAGCGGCAAGCTATATGTCTGACCACGAAAACCTAAGCATACCCACATGAGAATTCCTAGCTCACCTCTAGATCGAGAACTATTCTTTCTCGACGTCATTGAGAAGTGTTCCGTCTCCATGGCGGACCGGCGCACTGACTACGGTGGGCTACGCTCTTGGTATCTCTTTGGTAACGGGCCGGACGAAGCGCCGGCTCTCTATAACAAAATCTTTCCGCACATAGATCAGCTATCTTCTTTTCTCTACTCTGCCGAGACCACGCGGTTCTCTATCGATCTCGGTGCAGACGTAGCAGAGGAAGAACAAGCCAAGCTGCCGGTTCTAACCCGCGCACTAAACGACGAGTGGCTCAACAGCAACGCTGACCAAGTGTTTTCCTCCGCCGTGTCGTGGGCGCTGGCCTACAACACGACGTTTGTCAAACTCGTCTACCGCAACGGAATCAACCCGTACCTAGTCGAGCCAAGCACGATCGGCGTGTTGCGCGAAGATGTGCCGTACACGGACCGCCAAGAGGCGCTGATCCAGACGTACTACATCACCAAGTCTGAGTTGTACAACCGGCTCTACAGCCACCCTAGACGGGAAGAGCTGGTCAACCGCGTGACCTATGCCCAGCACGACCGCACGGAAGTTGCTAACGGCGTGCAGCGCATCATTATGAGCCAGACGGACCCGACTCTGTATGGCAACGTCAACCTTGATCTGTCTGGCGGCAATCGCTACAAAGCCCAAGTCTCCGAGCCAACCGTGCAGATGACGGAACTCTGGCTGTGGAACGACGACACCAACGACTATCAGGTTGTCACCAAGGCAGACCCTGATATCATCATCTACGACAGGCCGGGTGAAACAGTTTTCCTAAAAGGGGAGCTGCCTTTTGTGCAGGTTTGCCCCTTACCCTTGTACGACTACTTCTGGGGTCAGTCAGAAGTGTCGCGTCTGATCTATCTCCAGCAGATGCGTAACAAACGCATGACGGAGATTCTTGACCTGCTATCCAAGCAGGTGAACCCACCGTCTGCCCTCATTGGCTTTACGGGGATCCTAGATGAGAAGAACTTCGCTCTTAACCGCGCTGGAGGAATTCTCTCTACCGATATGCCAAATGCGAAGGTTGAGAAACTTGCACCTCAAGTCCCGCCCGACTTGTTCCGTGAGATCCAAGAGATTGATGGAATGTTTGAAGAAGCATCTGGCATCGTCTCCGTCTTGCAGGGTCGGGGTGAAGCAGGGGTAAGATCTAGCGGTCATGCTTCGCAACTTGCCCGTCTGGGGTCATCCAGAGCCAAGAAACGGGCGTTAGTGATCGAAGATGCGCTGGAAAAGATGGCTACGCTGTATCTCAAGCTGATGCAGTGCTATTCCGACACGCATTACACCGACATCAAGGGCAATCGGTTCATTGCAGAGCAATTGCCCAAGAATTACGCCGTAAAAGTGGACGCACACTCCAATTCTCCAATCTTTATGGAGGATACGAGGCAATTGGCGTTCAATCTCCTCAAAGCAGGTGCAATTGACAAGGAATCCTTGCTAGACTTGCTGGAACCGCCAATGAAGCAGCAGTTGAAAGAGCGTCTCAAGAAGATGGAGGCCGCTCAAGCCCAGCAAGCCGCTATGCAGCCTCTTAAGGAGAAGTAATGGCAATGCAAAACACCACCCGCACGGGTGATCAGCCAAGAATTACGACAAAGACATTGGACAAACCTACAACTCCATCCTTGACGTATCGCACACAGACGAATAGGATGGGCAATGCAGGAAATTCATCCCGCATGACTCGGGACTATTCCCGAAAGTGAGGTTTCAATGTATCGCACCAGCAAACGCGGTCGTAAAACCCGCCGCTAATTGAGTTTGATGGGTATGGCTGCTTGCCCTTACAAGTGGCCCTCTTTACTTGGAGTATGCCAT